TTCGGACTGTGGTTGATTTGGGTTTTGCCATGGTGTTGTGGTAACAACAGTAAGATTTTAACGCAAGCTACCAGGCTTTGCATGACCAGTAACCAGCCGTTAACTTGCTTTTTTTTTCATCACAATTGTGTCTTGCACGGAAATTTTTACGCCTCTCTGGGTTATCGCGTTTAATTTCCATATTGGCATCACCAAAGCGCACGATCTTTTCTTGACCGTTCTCGCACGCCTTCACAACAGATTTCTTGCCGCCTTGAATATCGCGTCTTGGTTTATTGCACTCCATTGAGTCTTTATGTATCTTTGCTGCAGAAGCAGCTTTCTTGCGTTTATCTGCCATTAGTACTAACCAAAGAGAGATCCAAAGCCACCGCCTGATCCCATATTAAAATAGGAAGGCGCACCTTCATCTTCTTCATCTGGGAAGTAATCAAAGAAACGTGAACGTGTGGGTGTATATGTTTCTTTTTTCTTTGTTGAATCATCTGCCATCATTTTATCAAGAGAGCCCATAGCAGCAAAAGGATCTGAAAAATCTGGCATACTAAATCCCAAGAGTTCTTGCACTCCTTTTGCCGTACTTGCTTTACCTACATCCGATGCTGAAAGATTTTTATCTTCTTCAGTAGCATCTGGAAAAAACTCAGTGTAAAACTCTGATTCACTTCCGCTATAGCCTGCGTTCTGAAAGATGTTGAACAGTGCACTGCCCCCTGTAGGTGCTTTTACCTTTTCATCCTCATCTCTCTGGATGTAACCAAAACCTAATTTTTCTTGTGTTGGTTTGATCCGTTGTTCATTCAATTCTTTAATGCGCTCTCGAATATCAATGGCTTGATTAGTACGTAAGATACCCATCAAACCTTCTTTGACATCTTCTGTTGGATCCATGTTTTCATCGATACCTAAATCATTGAGTTGGTTTTTTAAGTCCTCAGGTAGATCCGCAACATTTAAGGCATCAACAAATTCTTTTGCTTTTTGCTCTGCTGTAACAAAATCAAGAAAAACAGGATTGCCAAACTCTGTTTTTTTATCTTGCAAAGCTTTAGCTAGATCCCCCTGGATGAAGTTGGCAAGATCGTGCCTGGTATAGGTATCAGCAACCGGATCATAATTTTTGTCCTTACCAAGTACTGAGTAATGTAAGCGGGCAAAATCATTTTTATTCTCTAGATCAATGCCATATTCATAAGCAAGTTGTGACCATGGCTTACCATCTTTTACTGCGGCATCACTATTGCGTGTGTCCCAGGCGCTTTGGACTGCTTCTTTTTGTTGTTCATAAAGCGCTTTCTTGTCTGTGACATCTGTGCCACTCAGTAATTCTGGATTCCAATAAAAGTTGGGATCAAATTCTCTTTGAAGGGGTTGACCGCCCAACTGATTAATGAATGCTTGTGCTTGTTGTTTTGAAAAGTCCTTAAGTGCACTAGATACTAACTGCGTCTGCAAAACGTTTTGCTCATCTTCTTTGACGTCCATATAGCTGATGAATTCAGAAATGGACTTTGAGTTATCAAAACGAGGCTTTAAATAATCTTGCACAAAAGACTGTGCAAATGCCTTGTCAACTTCATAGGCCTCTTTTGCTTCTTCCGGTGTCGTGATCTGCGACATCTCTTCATATCGCTTGGAGAGAGTCTCGTCAAACCATTTTTGCCAGTTGTATTGAACAGATGAGCCAATTCCAAGACTCTTGTCTAGGCTTTCGGAACCAAACCCAAGAAAGCCCCCTGCACCCATGTCACCAAGAATCGCATTCTTGATGTCCTGTTTCATGTTATTAATATTGGGCACACCCATGCCTTGAAAGAGATCAAACATCTGCTGATCTTTCAGTGCTTTTGCATATTCATCCATTGTCTGCTTTAAGGCGTCTGCTGACAAAGCGCCAAAGACTTGTTCCCCTTGCGTGTCAACAATGCCTTGTGTCGCAAGCTCAACCAATGACTGTGGTTTATCTGTGGATGTACCAAGAAGCGTCTCCCTGAGTACTTGACGTTCTTGATTTGTAGGAGCACGAAGGGTTTCTTGGTATTGTTCCAGGTCTCTTGGTTTGCCTAACTTACCGCTAGGCGCACCAACAAAGGTGTAATCAGCATGAAGAAAAGAATCAAGATCTAAATACTTTTTGGTTACATCAATATCTGGAATCTTTGCACCGGCAAAAGAAACAGCTTTTGAGGCTTCATTCCATTTTGCGACCGAATCAGGTACCTGCTTTGAATAGAACTTTGCATCAAACTTATTTATGTCGACCCCTTGTTTACTGGAATCCCAGGGTTTTAATCCTGTTGCCGTGACGTAAAAGTCTTCAATTTCTTTTACGGTTACGTCATCAATTGAATCTCTTGCGTTGCTGTTATTTTTTTGAAGTGCTTGATCAAGCGACTCCATCAAACTTTTGTAGTTTTCACCAGAGCCTTGGATAGCGTTTAAACGTTGCGCAATTGTATCTGCTGCTTCTACTACGTCAGCGGTTGCGTCACTTGGTAGTACAGGCCGTAGGGAACCATTGACAACATTAAAACGAATCATGACGCTTCTTTAAAATCTCTTAGATCAATGACCTTGGGATAGGACAAAGCCATCCAGGCTTTAATTCTATCCAGCTTATCTTCTGAAAAGTACTCTTGTTGTTTGTACCAGGTCTCCATATCACTTGATGCTTTGTTTGCATTGCATTTTTTACAGGCTGGAACTAAGTTATGACGATTAGAGCAACCAGATTTAAAGCGTGGAATAATGTGATCAAGACTCGTAGCAGCCTCGCCGCAATAACCACATTTTTGGTCCCAGGCTTGATATATACTTTCTCTGAAACGTTTCTTGGCAAGCTTTGGTGTTAATTCAACTAGCAGGGCGAGGGGCTCGTGCTGGCTGCAAAACATGCTCTTCGATTGCCGTTAATTCATTCTAATTTCCCCATACAGTTTCACGGGCACAACAAAGAGATAAAACTTTTCTTAAGACCGTTGACGCCGCCTTGACTTGCGGTAAGTTGTATGAGTAACGACTGCCAAACCAATGGCTAAGCACCCTGGCTGGGTCTCTGCTCAGCAACTTGAAGAACTCCTTGGAATCGACCGCAAGACGCTCTTCAAGTACCGCGACGACGGCACCCTGAAGCTGGGTCCACACTACGCCGCATTTCCGGAGACTCGTTCCAGGGATAGCTACCGTTGGAATGTATCAGCAGTCAGACGGCACCTTACAAAGAACGGCATGATGCCTGTTGCCGCATAACCGCATCAAACGATGTGTGAAGGCTCTGCATTTTGCAGAGCTTTTTTATGGCGTGTAAGGCAGACCATTCTTATCAAACATTGTAAAGTTTTGAATTTCAATGCGATCAGTTGCAAAGTTAAATAAACGTTGAAGCATTGGAAAAATCATTGGCGATTGACAGTTATAAGGCGGTACATCCATTTTTGATAGCGCTCTTTTTGTTTCATTAAATTCACGCAGGCTTTGTTGTTCTTTTTGTGCTTTTAAAACAAGTTCTTGTTCCCATGCCGTCATACTTCCAATGCCAACAGGAAAGTCAGATGGTTCTGGGGGGAAGACTTGATCTTTAAACTTGATGGCATAAATGTGCTTGCAATACCTAAGTTCATCTAGTAACGGTTGCCATGAATCTTCAACTGCTGTAATCGTAATCTGTTCAATTGAATCTTTATCGGTAAACTCCGTGATTGATGCGTAATCGTTATAAGCCGGCATTCCATCAGCCTTGGAACCTGTCACAGCCATATTCTTTGTGCTCCTTGTATAAGTAGATCCAAACTCCCTGTAAACGCCAGGGTTATCTCGGGTTGATTTTGTGCTTCCAACAGAACTATCAGTTACTTCGTAGCCAAGCTCAAAACCTTCTGGAGAAATAACTTCGAGAGCCCTATTTTGATCTACGCGCGTCATCGCATTGTTATCAAGGATTCCATCTCTTTTTGTTAATTCAAAACGACCTGGCTTGATACTTGAAATACCTGTGCGTGGAAATTGCTTTTTATTGCTTTCACCGGCAGTAGCAGCAAAGGAGTAGTCTCTACGCGTAAAATCTTGACAGGTGCAGCTGTACCTCGAACCAGTAATTAAGTAACGCCCAGGTGTAAAACCTACAGGGGAAGGTGTTACAAATACGGCATCTGGAGTGACCTGCACAGAGCCAGCTTTTTTGAATGTCAGAACACCCGTATTCTGATTGATAGCAACAACAACAGCTTGTACATAGCCATACCTTCTTTGTGTTGCTGGGTTGATTGTGTTTTTGTTGATAATGTCCCCATCTACTGCAACAATACGATCCTCAAAAATCTCTGTATTGGCAGGTTTTAAACCGTCAGGTTCCCCTGGAACTGGAATGTAAAAAGGTGCGGGAAGTGGGTTAGAAGGGCTCCAGGTGCCAGCGAGCTTTACATACCAATAGTTTGCATCTTCTGTGACCGATTCAATGAACAGTTTTTGTGTACTGACGGGATCGGTTAGTTTATCGCACCGTACAGAACCTGCATAACGCCATATAGCCCAATGCATCCCAAGCTCTTTATTGGATGTTGGATAACCAACAAAAGCACCTGAAATTACAGGGGAAGGATTGCCGCTTGTTGTGGCGTTTGGAATGTTGTAACGAAATTGATAACTGTAATCGTTGTTATGTGTTGTTGCTGTTGCAAGTTCATAACCCCTTCTCCAGCGTGACCAGGCTGATTCCCTGTTTATAGTGTACAGAGAATCAGGAACTGATCCGCGAGAAAACTCGGTCGTTATTGGTTTAACGGCCCTTGGGTCAAAAACGTGAGACGTTTGAAAATTACCAAAAGAGCTTCCACTCTTCTTGGCCATGATCAGAAAAAGCCGCCTTGAGCAGTGACGTGAGCACCTGGGATGTAACCAGAGCTATTTGGCCCGTCAGGGAACACGCCAACGTAAATACGGTCGCCTCGTTCCAGGTAGATCCCTTTGTTGCGTAGGGGAGCAGTGGAACCTAAACCAGTGGTGTTACCAGCCTGCGCAACGGGAGCAGCAAGTTGCGGCATCAGGTCGGAGCAGTCGACAGTGCCACTGTTAGCTGGAAGAGTTTTAGCAAATAGTACTTTGTAATCACCAGAGGCTGGGATAGGTACTGTTGTACCACGGGTTTGGTAGAACACAAAAGTCACCTCTGGTTGGTATCCATAGGCAACACCGTTGTACGAGAAACCGCTAGCAGTTCCACCCGAATAAACCAATGCGGTATTAACGCCCGTAAGAGTTGTTGCTCCCGTGTAGGTGTAATAACCGTAACCACTACCAGGAGCAGTTGCTAAGACCCCAGTGGCAGCAACAAACACAATCTGACCACTGACAAGAGATATAACAGTACCAGAAGTCGTTGCATTAATGGTGTAATCTGGGTCACGATAGAAGTCATTGCGGCTGATAGTAATGGAATCAACAACGCCGCCACTATTGTTATCTTCTTGCAGAGCAGCGTCCATATCCACCAAGATCGATGGAGCTTGTCCGCCCTGTACAAAGAGGGTATTAGTGGTAGAGCTACCAACAGTTTGCGTCGTTACTCGAACCGAATCGAATAACGGACGATCAATAAATAACGGACTTTTGTTTGTGGCTGTCGAGGACAATGTTCTACTGCACTTTTACTGATTCGTCAATTCTAACGTGGTTTAACCATATGGACTCATGTTAAGCAACATTTGAAATGGATTCATGGCAAGAGGTTGTGCAGGCGTCAAAAGCTGCCCCATCAACTCTTGTTTTAACAAATCGGTAACAGATACATCTTTTGGCTTGCTGCCCTCCATTGCCGATAAGAAGCCTTGGAGGAAACCGGTAGAAGATGTTTCCTGCCCAGTAGCTGCTCCTTGTGCTTGCTCGCCGGAGAGAGGTTGCCTTCCTTGTTGATAAGTTTTCTGTAATTCAGAATAACTTTTAACGGGTTGACCGTAATAACTCTTGCCTTCTTTCGTAGGAAGTGACGCCCACTCAGGTGCAAGAGCAGCAACAAACTCAGGTGTTAAACCTTGTTTCTGTAAATAAGAAAGGCCGCCAAGACCCATGGTACGTTGGCGTGCAAGATCAAGTGCGGCAATGTCTTGCTCAACCGGACCAAAAGAGCCTAAGCCAAGTTTTTTCTGTTGTTGTTGCCAGGTTGGTGTAAGGAATTGATAAGCGCCGGCAGCGGTACTTCTTCCTTTCATTACTTTGTCTGGGTGTTGCTTGAGATCTGGCGCAAGCGATCCACCAAACATGACTCGATATGAGTCTTGACCACCACGTTCTGTTCCTTCCGCAAAACGCAACATACGCAAAAGACCTTGCGCTTCCGGCGTTTGTCTAAACTTTTCGTAAAAGGAACGATCTGCCATGGTGTTATGCTCCTACCCAATTTGAACTTGCTCTAAGACCAGGGATAAAAACAGCTTGTAATGCAACAACAAGACTGAGCTTGGTCGTAAGGCGCTTAACAAAATTAGGGCAAAGAATCATGGGTCTAAAGCAACAACACTGGCCCCCGTGAATCGAAGATTCGTGTCCAGTAGGTTGGGCTTACATGCTAAGCAATGCCAAGTATTTTTATTTTGCTTGTTGAAGAAGTTTTTGTTTCATTTCTTCAATTTTTTCTGGTGTCAAACCATACGCCGCAGGATCATATCCTGTCTCAAGGGTCGCACGCGTACCAAGATCCCCTTTTTGATAGGGAACTGCACCAGGAGCAACTTGTACCGGAGCTGCAGTTGCTTGCATAGCCTGCATTTCTTGTGGCGACATTCCTGATTGATAACCAAACGTACGGTCCATTAATGGATTAAACCTCCCCACTGCTCCCCCCGGCTGACCGATTGGTGTATTGCCGTACTTTTGCTGCCAGATCTGCATGCCGATATCTTCTGCCGACTGAACCTGTTCAGGTGTAGCGCCAGGGGCAACAGCTTTCAGACGTGCAGCTTCGTAACGCTGAAGCTCGGGATCTTGAGCAGTCAGTTGAGCAACACGAGAAGTCTCTGCGGCTTGTGCACGTTCTGCCGGCGTACCGCCAATAGGACGGAATCCTTGTTCTTGAATAAAGCGTCCTTGCGATCCAGGGGTATTTAAAGAACTTAATGTTGCACTAGAACCTGTTTGATTAAGTTGTTGCCAACCATAGTTATCGCCACCCCAATAAACTGGTTTGCCATTTAACACAGCTTGCGTTCCAACTGGCCTTGTTCCACTAGGCTTACTAGAAGGTTGTGTATTAGGAATAAAAGGAGCAGCTAAAAACCCTGTCCTAGGGATTGCCACCTCTAAAGCACCGCCCCAGCCTTTCTTTTCTTGCTCCCTTCCAAATTGTTGGACAGCTTGTGGTGTAATGCGCCCAAAAAACTGATCAAGTGCAGGGCCAACTTGATTTAAAGCCCCTTCAATTTGGTTAGTAGCTGCAAATGCAGCTCCTAAGCCCAGTCCACCTCCGACCACAGCATAAGGAGAAACACCTTTTGAAGCTGCATTCACAGCTCTTACTGGAGGTGAGGGTAGTCCAGGGGCTTGTACTGGTCTAGTACGAGCTGGAAAACTCCGAAGAGGTTGAGTCAAAGTTTGCCAAACTGGGATATCGCGAGGTCCAAACTTGCCTACAGACCTATTAAGAACAGGCGCGATTAAATCACCACCTTTTTTCTTCATTGCCTGTTGCACTAACTGCTGTATAAAGTTAGGCATAACTACCTCCAAACCTCATGTAAATAAATGCGGGAACCAACAGCAGTGTCGGCAGGGCCAGGTAAAGCCTGGATGAATTCAGCACCAGAGCGTTCGTAACGGTATCTGGCTTGGAACGGATCCTTGTAGTTGGGAACGTAAAGGATGCCGGCTAAACGGTTGGTTTCGTAGAGATAAATCTCATCCCAAACCTTAAGCGCCTCTTTGGCATTACTGGATCTGATCGTACGATCAACGTCACCAGCAATGTTTTCGATGCGTGTAGAGGGTGAAGTAGCTACTTCAGTCCTCTTTTCAGCAGTGTCGCAACGTCCAATTTGGATAGCGATTTTGTCATAGAAGTATGAATCCGGAACGGTGTTCATGGCTTCTTCAAGTCGGGCATAGTCACCCGCCGGCACGGAAACCGTGAAGTAGCCTAGGTGATACCTGACTCTACTCTTGTCAAAATCGCTGAGCTGCACAGCTTATTTCCGTATGTTCTCAATTATAAATGCAGTGAATTAAACGGCGTATGGATTAGGAAGGCTTGCTATCAACTCCATGGGATTGATTGTTTGAGCGGGTTGCAATAATTGTTGAACAAGTTGACGCTTCATTTTAGTTGCACTACTTTCTTTTGGCTCACCTGCAAAACCAGTGCCAAGTAAGTAACCCATTAAAAACTCTTTAGGATCTGTACCAGCGCCAGAGGGATCTTGTACCTTTCCACCCGTAAGATCAGAAGCTTCTCCTAGCGTCTTCATGTGGCCGTAGCCAAGCTCATATTTTCCATCTCCTGTTGTCCAGGTGGCTAAATTACCGTAACCACCTTCATTGGGACGAGGTTTAAATTTGACATCTCCTTCTACAAAAATCTCAGTCCCTTCTGCACCAGCATAATCTCTACCCCGATGATACGTGCTAGCACCGGCAATGCCTGTATTCCTGGGACCAAAACCAGAAGTCATTGTAAGGCCGGCTGCTGGATTTAATTGCAACCCACCTTTTTCATCGGGAATATACTTAGGAACTCGATTAGGTCCGACCCTGACACCTAAAAACTTACTGCGATGAATACCAGGGTCTTCGTATTGATTGGTCTGAAGGTTTAATACATAGCCATGCAAATGTGGACCGGAAGAAATTCCAGTAGATCCAAGCTGCCCTAGTCGCGTGATCTTTGCCATATCTACATTCTAAAAGTAAAAACCCCTGGTTTCCCAGGGGCATAGTGTGGAGATGAGTAATCAAACCCTGATCAGGTCCGCAGCAATCACCGCATCCCAGTCAACTCGCTTGATTTGTTTTAACTGTTCGAGATTGTTGAACCTTTCACCCGATAAGGACATCTGAAGATCTTTAATCTCTCGGGCTGTTTTCAATCCAATACCCTTAATATGATCAGCGATCATTTGGGCGGTAGCTGAATTGATATTTAAACGGTTGTCCGGGGGGAAAGTACGTGGCTCTTCCTGAGCAGCTTTATCTTTTACCTGAAGCGTTTTTACCGATTTGGTAGCAGCTTCATCAGGTGTAAGTTCAGTCCTGTAAGCGGTATAAAGGCGACCGTCTTGATCTTCGACCATGAACCAGTCGCCGTTATCCCATTCGCTTACAATCTTGACTCTTGCACCTGTTTTTTTGTGCTGATAAAGCATTGCTGCAGTGGTTGACATAAGACCAGTTATTCACTGGTCTTAGTTTAACCTAATCAGCTAACAGTGCGGCCCAGGAGGTAGCCATCGATATCTTCGTAGCCAGGTGCTTCATCAGGTTGGATGTAGCAGCACTCAACAACGAGGTAACCAACGCGACCACCGCTTGCATCACCACTGGAGATGTAGAAGCCACCGGAAGTAGCAGTGCTATTCGCGGTTTCTTTTGCAAACACCTTCAGAGTGGTGGCAGCGGTAGCGGCATAGTTCACGTTACCGGCGGTCACACCGGCTGCGCCGGATGCAATCAGGAACGGATTGGTGCTGTAAGCAGCGGAACCAGCAGCGAAGTAGATCTCGCCAGCCTGGGTACCAGACACGGTGGAGGTCAGGTTAGCCTGAATCACACCTTCGCCAATACCGGAGGCAGCGGTGGGGCTACCACTGTTGCTACGACCGAAGGAGATCACGTTACCAGTGGCGGCATAAACACCAGAGGAAACACGACCATCACCCCAGCCAGAAGCAACGGAGATGGTGGAGCGGTACACATAAGCAGGCAGAGTGCTGCTACCAGAGATCACCATGCCGGTGATGTCGGGGCGAGTGTCGTCCTGGCGGTAAGGCGAAGGAACGATCACATCGGCTGCAGCCACAGGACCGCTACCGGAAGTTGCGGTAACAGGCACGTAACCGCGCTGCTGGAAGTAACGGTAGCCAGGGAGAGCCAGCACAGAAGTGGGGCCGCCCTTAGAGCCTTCATTGGTACCATCGCCATTATTGTCGATGTTTTTGTACCAACCGTTCAGAGGTTCTGCCCAGTTACCTGGGAAGATTTTTTTAGCGGACAAATAGGTCATTTATCTTTTCCTATGTTGTGGTTTATCTGTTAGTTATCAAACAGTGCCATCATCTTGCACAAAGCTGTAAGCAGTGGTCACGAAGTCCTTGTTCAGGATCTCGAAGCCAGCGTACAGTTGCCAAATCAGGATGATGAAACGGCTGAAGTCATCGTTGTTGTTGATGAGCACCTGAGCATTCGGGCCGCCGATACCAACACCAACAGACTGAGGACCGAAGAAGAAACCTTGGGCCGCTTCCTTAGAAGCATAGGTGGAACCACCATCAAAGGAGGCACTCACGCTCTTGGTCGGGAAGTTGGTCGACTCGAAGAACTTCACGCCTTCAAACTGAACGCCAGTAGGCATTACAGGTTCACCAGCCAGGAAGTAGCCTTGGCCGGCCTGGGGACCCATGTAGAAGCTGGCATTGTTAGGCATCATGGGGTTACCCATGTACATGCCTTGACCAGGGTTACCGGAGTAACGCGCAATCTCACGGAAGTCAGGATCACGACGCAGGTGCATCATGAAAGTAGGATCGCAGATGCAACGATACAGACCATCAGCGAAGGTCGGAACGTTACGCTTGCGCAGGTCCTTAACAACAGTCAGCAGGTCAGTACGCACCTGGAACTGCTGGACTTCATTACCGTATTCGGTGGTGGTGTAGCTAACACGACCAGAAGAATCTTTGATCTTGTTACCAGCGAAGTAGTAACCGCCTTGGGTAGTAGAAGCAGCACCATTGGCTTCTGCTTTCGACAGCTCGTCAATGAAGACGCGGTCACGCCAACGGCGATAGTCGTCAAGCAGCGTCAGGCTACCGATCGACTGGTGGAACATATTCAGGTTGCCCGAATCCAGAAGCAGGCGCTGGGCCGTGATCAGGGTTTCGCGGGCAATCTTGAAGGTCGAAGGCTGAGTCGGATCACCCGGGTCGGCAGGACCAGTGTATTCCTTAAGCACCACCAGGACTTTCTCCTTGGTGATGTTACGGCTGTTAGCGGTACCGATGGTTTGGTCGGCAATACGCTCACGGCTGTCCTTAGTACCAGGGGTACCCCAGAATTTATAGCGATCAAGCTGAACAGTTTGACCAGGCTGACGAGTGAAGTCGTGAACGACTACAGGCTCGACTGCCATTTCTGCGATATACGCAGGGTGGGGACGGTAAAGTTCCGCACCCAAAATCTTTGGAAAGTCGTTATCAATGAACACTTTGTTTTATCCTCCAGTGTCGCAGGAAGTGTTTTATCGGGTGAAAGATTCAGACATGAATATGTCTTATCTAACACAAATTTTAGCAGTCCGTAATTTAATATTACATGTACTGCGTGGACGCATACGGAGTTACACCGTATTTGGCACTTTGAGTGTTACTAGAACCAGGGGATTCTGGATCAATAGCCATGCCTTGTTGGAATCCGGGTACACCCATGGAACTAGCCCCTGCACCCAAAGCAAGCCCACCCGCTCCTGCGGCAAGTGCGGTTGCGGGTACCAAACCTGCAGCAAAGGCTGGTTTAGCTGCAGCCGCAAGGTTTGCAGGTAAGGACAATAAGCCTGTACGTGCAATGTTGCCAACTGTTTGCGGTGAGTACAAAGTTGCAGATTGACCGCGACTCATGTATTCAGGGCTATTGATGATTCCTTTTTCAGTACGCTGTCTCACAGAACGTCTTGTTTTTCCAACGGCTTTATCAAGACCTTTTTCAACAAGATCAGGAACAACATTACCGTATTTACCAGCTAACTCAACGGCACCGCGAAGACCACCATACGCGCCAAGAGCACCGGCACCTGCAGCAAGCGCCGCAGATCCTGGATCTTCACCTTGAGAAAGGGCGTACCCACCCGTGGCTAAGCCAGCGGCAATAGGTACGCCATAAGCCAAGCGATTACGCATGGCATCACTCCATTACAAACAGTTTGTTTGCAACAACTTGAGGCTGAGCTTGGTTCAGGAGACGCCAGGCTTGTGCAGGATCCACATCCATTTGTTGCTTGAAGCTGCCCCAGAAGTTCTCAGGTTGCTGAGGAGCAGAAGCAGCAGGAGGTGCAGGGAATTGACCCAGGGTCTGGTAAGCAGGTGTGGTGGGATAACCACGGGTTTCCAGTTGGGACTCATCCTCATACACAGGGTATGGGCCTTCAGGACCAAAGAACTTCAGCGTGTAATCGCTGAGCACATCAGGGTTGGTCAGGATTTCGTTGTAAGCCAGATTCTCTTGGTGCTCAGCAACCGAGAAATCGGCATAACGATGAAGGACTTCTTGTGCCTTGCTGCCCCAGGCAACAGCACTGTCAAGCATGGCTTCCAGTTGGAGGCCGTAATTATTTAGAATTGCGGGTGCTTCTACCCCGTACGCGCTTACCACTTGACGCGTTTCCGGACTCCACTCGAGGAGATTCGCCACGTCCTCCAAGGATTGAACCGAGTAGGTTTGGGAAGAGCTGGGCGAGGAGATCTGGTTGGGTGACCAGGTCTGCGGAGCCGATTGTTGCGTAGCTGGGTTGCTGTACTGCTGACCGTAGTTGGCCGGTGCGTACTGGGTCGGAATCTGTGATGGTTGACCCTGGAACGGGGATTGAACTGGACTGCTCAGCAGATTCACCACCTTGTTGAACGCCGATTCCCACGGATTGCTGTTCGCTTCCGCTTGGTATTGGGGGGCGTACTGAGTAGGGGCTGATTGGTAATTGGGGGCCGCCTGAGGCACCGCTTGGGGGTAGCTGGTACCCACCTGATACGCCACTGGAGCTTGCGGTACTTGAGCCTGGGCTGGTACCACGTAGCTGCTTGGAGCCACCGCCACTGGTGCTTGGCTCGTCTGTGGGATCGATTGGACGGTAGCGTCCTGCATAACTCATCTCCTTTTGTAGAGCTTCTAATGTTCGATACAGATATGGAGTTAAATCCAATCTTGGATCCGCAGCCATCGGAAGATCCGGTGCTTGCGGGTGGGGAGTCTGCATCATTCCCCCCACTAAGCGAGCGAATTGAGAGTATGCACCCTGTAATTCGTTCACCATCCTGAAAGGGAACCCAGATAACATCTCGGCCCTTTCCTCATCCGTCTTAGACGGGAAGAGGTATTTCAGTGCTTCAATGCTATCAACACCTAACTCCTGGAGGTTTCGTACCACGATGGAGTTGTTGAGGATGTCTTGGGTGGAGTCCTCATAAACAGGTCCCATCCAACGCCACAAGATAGTTAGATCACCGTCTGGAATAAGACCAATAACCTTGGGTGGAATTTGTTGGGTCTCCACACAAGCCATCATAAGTTGTTTGAGTTGGTCATTGTATTGCTTCATTGCTTCTTCATATGCCATCTCTTCTTCCGGAGAAGCACCGTCAGGTAGATCCACGGGCTTTTCCATTCCTGCTGCCATCGCAAGCGTGGTTTTAAAGAGTTGTTCTTCTTGGTAAACAATCAACTCAAGACAACGACAAATACCATGGGTGTAAATAGAGTTTGCTTTCTTCTTGGATGTAGCAGCTACGCGACCAAACAGTGATTTGTACTCAGTTGCTGTTACGCCTGCAGAGATGGACAGTTCATCAACACCACCAAGTGCTGTACGAATTTCTTCTCGATACTGCCGTGCAAATGCGTTTTGGTCACCCGTAATTGCATCGGGAACAATGTAACCAACACGGTCGTTTGGTTCCAGGTTTGCAATAACTCTTGGTACACGGATCTGACCATCAACACCACGGCTGACAGGATCTGCTTTAAACGTAGAGCGACTCAAGGCAGCAGGACTTGTGAAGCCTGAGTTTGCTGCAATCGAAGGTCGCTGAACGCTCATGTCACCACCTGCTTCCATCAGGTCTGTCTTGGGACGTGACGAGAGCAGTGTTGGGTTACCAAAGAAAGTGATGTTCTTGCGCATGGTGCGCATCAATTCATCATGCGTACAGATGTGATTAGCAACTGCATCAAATTCACCAGAGCCCTCATTTGAAAAGCCTTGGGTGTTGTTGATGATCTCAACGCAAGGAATAAAGCCAAGACTATTTTTAAGCGTTTTGGTGTTACCCGTTAACGCATAGGTTGGCATATCAAAATTCAGCTCCGAATCGGAGTGTGTCTCTTCAATTTCTTTTGGTTTAATTGATAGTCGGATATAACGCTTAGCACCAGGATTGTATGTGCTTTGCGATCCGGTGATATTGACTGTATTGATTTGATCGCCAAAGCCGTTACCACGGCGAACCTTGTAGCTGTAGATGATTACAACTTCGTCAAGCTCACCGTCAACGTTGTAGTACGCACGATATTCATGTTCACGGAAGTAATAAAGTCTATAGCTCTGCTTGGTAGGACGGATGTAAAAAAGTCCTTTACCATCACACAAAAAGTATTCCCAGATGGAATCCAAACGGGTATCCATCTTGTTGTACTTGAGGACCCTGTCGATAAAGTCTTTGCGCTGAGCGCCAAAGTTATCTTGTCCTGGAAAGAACTCAACTCCTTGGCGAATACCAAAGAGTTTCATCTGTGCAATATGGGACGCAACAATACCCGTATCTACAACAATGTCACTGTTTTTATCCAGGTAGGCATTGATGATTTCGTGGAGCCGGGCTTTAGCGTCAGCCATTATTCACCTTGTATGTTGATTAAATACTAACAGTTTTAGCAGGTTTAAATTGCACCTGTACCCA